CTCCGGGTTGTCGGTGCTCAGCGCCTCCCACACTTCGTCGTCTGCATCGAAGTATTTTTGCGGCGTGCCTCCGTTGATCCCGGGCGCCTGCCGCATGGCCCGGGCCGGGGCGATAATGCGTTTTTTGCCCAGCACAAATTCCCGTTGCAGGCTGTCAAACATAATGTCAATGCCGTGCAACGTATTCATGGCCGGAGCAAAAATGCTCATGCCCAGGGGGCTGTTATCGTCAGCGTAGTTCGCGCCGAAAGGCCGCACATACTGGAAATAGGTGGTGTGCACGTCGGCAATGTCGGTAGCAGGGGAAAGCAGCGGATACATCAGGTTCAGCGGATACCACCAGCCCAGGATGTTCTGCGGTTCGTCCGCGTCCTTGATGGGCATCCGGTACAGATCGTTGGTCACCCGGTAGGTGTTGCCGTCCCATTTGTGCCATTCCACCGTAGAATAGTAATAGCCTTCCTTTGCTTCCCGGCTGATGAAAATGGCGCTGGTCACCCTGCTGTTATCCCAGGCCGTGGGCACGAATTGCCCGGCCATATGGAAGCTAATGCGGATTTTGCCTTCCCCGGTATCGTTGCCGTTTTCGTCCTTGGGCACCTCCACCCATTCTTTCAGCGCGCAGCCGCCAAGCGCAAACGCCTTTTCCAGCAGATCGCCAAAGGCCGTGCCGAATCTGTTCTGCCGCAGCACTTCCTGCAAAAACTCGTTCAGCGGGTCTGGCTCCTTGCTCTCCGGGTCATGGCTTGCGCTGCTGGCCGTTAGTTGGCAGCGCTCGTTCCACACGTACCGGGCCATTTGAGAACAGGCCATTTTCCCGGCGTTCATGGTGGCCATGGTACGCGTTTTCCCCTTGGGATTATTCAGCGTTTTCAGCGGCACCAGGTGCCAATCCTTGTAAAAACCCTTGTAAACGGCCTGCCAAACGAAAATAAACAGCGTGTAATACTGCCGGAAAGCCGGCACGCCATCCAGCTCGAATACGTCCTTTTTGAATACGCCGGCGTTCTCCGCCATCCGGTTCACCCCGTTTCTGATCCTGTCTTTGATTCTTTCAATGAATTTCAAATTTTACCACCTCACAGGCCCCACAGGCCGTAAGCCTTGAGGAAATGGTTCATAGCGTAGCGCGTTTCGTCCATGCTGTGATTGTAGGCGTCCACGGGCTGCCCCTTGTCGTCCGCGCAGTACAGCCCGGCCTCCTTCACAAAGGCTTCGGTGCCGTACCGCTCATCCTCCACCAGGTAAAAACGCCCGTCCTGGATGGCGCTTTGCAGCATTTCCACGCCCACTTTCAGGCCCTTGCTGCCGCCCCTCACGTCGTGGCCGTTATTGTCCGCGCCGTTGGTGGCCAGGCCCAGCTTTTCAATTTCCAGCCGCAGCGCCTTGCAGGCCGGATCAATATAGATCGCGTTTTCCCGCACGCCGTACTTTTTGCGCATGTACGGCAGAAACTCGCCCACGATGTGCCGCGCCTGATCGCTCATAGCCATTTGCCCGCCGTCGTACCGCCAATTTCCCACGCGGTACAGCCGATACTCTTTCGGCCCCGGCGCGTACCGGTCGCCCATAAAGCCCGCCAGGTAAAAGCCGATGCTGGTCGCGTCCGTCGTGCCGCCGTCACCGGCGGCGAATGCCTCTACGATCCAGAAATCATCCGGCAGCCGGTTTACGATATGCTTTTCCGGGCTGAACATCCAGTAAATCACGCCCTCCGGGATCACGCGCTGGCCCAGCCAATCCCGCTTATACAAAAACGGGCTTTTTTTGCATGCCGCCTCGATTTCGGCCAGGCGCTGCGGCGTCAATACCGGGTTATCCGCGCACGTCCAATGCAAAAACCGGCAATCCTGAACGTTCAGCACGTTTTTAATGCACGGGTCGGCAGGCGACGGCGGGTTCAGGTCGGCGATGTGCCAGCGGTCTTTGGCGGCGTAAGTTCTGCGAAAACATTCCTGAATCATGGAATCATGCAAAAGGTTGATTTCGCAGAAATACACGCTGCCCAGGCTCATGCCGGTAATGGCCTTATGGCTGTCCGCTTTGCCGCCGCCCTTCCAGTACACCTTTTTTTCGCCGTCCGGCAGGCTCACCAGCAAATGCGCGCCGCTGTCGTCGTGGCTTACCCGGCAATGGCCTTTGAAAATGTGCGTCAGGCCCATGCCGTCTCCGTCCATGATGAGCCGGTACGCCTGCTCCGCGCTGTACGCCGTCACCAGGTGCAGCGCGTCCCGGCTGCGGATCAGGTGCCGGGCGAAGCGCATGGTTCCCGCCGTGGTCTTTCCGCTGCGGGGCGTGCCCTCGTTCCAGTCCAGGGCATGATCGAAGGGGGCCATGATCAGGCTTTTCTGCTTTGCGCTCCATTCGATCATTGTGCAGCCTGCCTTTCCATGTCGAGCAGGGATTGCAGCAGCTCGTTCTTCCCGTCGGTCTGTGCCTCCGTCTTAACGGAATAGCCAAACTTGCTCATCCATAGAGCCGCCAGCTGCGGCGGGATCGTGCCGGTCTCAAATTTCGCCCGGGTGTCCGCCTCGCATTCCTCCCGTATGCGCGTTACAATGTCCGAAAAT